AATTCAAATGATATTACTACAAATTCAAATGATATTACTGAGAATAAAGAGGATATTACTACAAATTCAAATGATATTACTACAAATTCAAATGATATTACTACAAATTCAAATGATATTACTGAGAATAAAGAGGATATTACTACAAATTCAAATAAAATTAATGGCAATATCTCTAAAATAGATGGAAATACGGTTAATATTAATGGTAATTTTGTTAAAATTGATGGTAACACTGTTAATATTAATGGTAACATTGTTAAAATTAATGACAATTTAATCAAAATTAACACAAATTCAACCGATATCAATGGAAATTCTATCACAATAGATGAAAATTTTCTTAGAATTGATGGAAACTCGAATAATATTGGTACAAATTCTGATAAAATAGATGGTAATTTTATTAAAATAGATGAAAATTCAATTGACATTTATGGTAATTTAACAAAAATAGAAGAAAATTTAATTAGAATAGAGGGAAATATTGTTAGATTAGATGATAATTTAATTAAAATAGAAGGAAATTCGATTAAAATAGATGAAAATACAACAAGATTAGATGCAAATCTTGTCAAAATTGATGGTAATACTGTTAATATTGATGGTAATATCACTAAAATAGAAAACAATTCTATTGAAATTGGTGGTAATACTATTGAAATTAATGGTAATTTAGTTAAAATTAATGGTAATACAACTAATATTAATGGTAATATCACTAAAATAGATGGTAATTTTTTAAGAATCGATGTAAATTCTGATGATATTACTGGAAATTTTCTTAAGATAGATAAAAATACAGTTGATATTGATGGTAATTTTACAAAAATAGATGAAAATATTGTTAATATTACTGGTAATATCACTAAAATAGATGATAACACAAATAAAATTATAGGTAACATCGATAAAATTGATGTAAATATAGTTGATATCAAAGTAAATTCCGATAAAATAATAGAAAATACTGAGAATATCAAAGTAAATTCAGATGATATCAAAGTAAATTCAGATAAAATAGATGAAGATATTAATTGTAATTATTTTTATGACTATATATCAGATAATTATCGTTAAGTAACACATTGTAAAAATGAAATTTTCATTGTTAAAAATTTATAAAATGATTTTTTCGATATTAGTCATTCTAATTTTAAAATGTTACACTGTACATTCACAAACTATAATTTATGTATATGAAGATGATTATAAACATTATACATTTAATAAAATAAAAACAAATATAAAAACTTCTTTGATTAATCCAATTTTAAATTCAAATTTACCATACAATGAAACATCAAATCAATGTGAAAATACTTTAATTACATGTGATATTTTAATGGAAAATTCACAAAACAATTCTATGGATAGTGTTCCTTGTTGTCTTAAATTAAAAATTCCAGATTGTTTAACTTACTCTAATGATACATGTGAAAAATTTATTTATGAAAGACTTGCATATTTAAGTAATGTAATTTATAAAATTAAAGTGTTATATAAAGTACAAAATTATAATATTTATTGTAACAAAACAATTAGTTGTGATAATCCTACAACATCAAAACAATGTATGTTAGAAAAACACCCAAATAAGTATATTGCTGTAGCTGTAAATCCTGATTGTGATGAAATTAGTGATTATGAAATAAAAAGGAGAGAATCTAATCATCATGTATCAAATATGATTTTCTTAATTTGTATTTTAACACCGATTTTTTATATTTTATATGATTATATTCAAACAAGTAATAGAAAAGTTGGATATACCGATATTGTTTCTAAAGTATAATTATAAGTGCCAAATTTGGCACTTATTACTGTTTTATTAATTACTAAAAGTTGTTGTATATCAAGTAATCATATACGAGAATTTTTATAAGGTAGTGAATGTGATTTATATTTAGTTGCAAATGATGCCATTATGTTCATATCTTCTTTTTTAATATCATCACACATCTGTTTACTATTTTTGTGTTTTGGGAAACAATTTTTACATACAATTGATTTGCGTTTATTTATAAAACCATCATGTTCTAAAACTCTACGGTAAAATATTTTTATACTTGATTCAGAATTAAATAATCTTAAACCATCTAATAAATTATAATGTTTTATGACATGTTCATAAAATACATTTAAATTATTTTTATATGATACTGGTATAGATAATAAAGAATCATAAATGAGACCTATATATTTATTTCTCATATTAAAATATGAATTTAATCTTAACTTACTAACACAATAAACTTTCTTTGGTAATAATAAATCACTTAACATCATAATTTCATTTTTAGGTTTACATAATGCTGTTGCACTTATAAAATGTAAATCCATACAATACGGTAATACTTTACGGTTACTTATTATTTTTTCTATTTCAATGCGTTTTTTGTGTTCCCTTTTTATACATATAACTGAAAACTCCTTAATTATTTCCTTTGACCTATTTTTTTCATCATTTAAAAAGTTAAATTTTGAAGTTGATTTCCTATTTTTTATAATTTCATTATGTCTTAAAAATGATCTATCAACACGATCTTTATTATATTCCAGAAATATCTTATATATAGATTTACATTGTAAAATTACACAATAAAAATTCTCGATAATATCACTATCTAAATTTGATATTCCATTTACATTTTCACCAATATGTTCACCAGTTACTAAATGAAAAAGTCTATCTGGTTTAGAAGGTAACATATCTCTAAAAATATTTTTAACGTGCATATTACCAAAAACAAAAATATGTTCGAAAAGATACAATATTAAAGTCATATAATGTTTAATATTACATATAAGAATAGTATAAATTTTAAAATTAGAAAATGTCTCATATATGATGTCATATGATAAATTTGTAAACTCACTTAAACCTAAATAAATAAGATATTCATCTAATATATACTTTCTAATTTTTTTAATTGTAATAATATCTAGTTTTCCATGTTCATACATGTTCTCAAGCTCTGAGAACATGTTATTTTTATAGATTTTATCTTTGATGAAAAATACTTCATTATCGATATTTTCAAGTCTTTCAATTAGTTCAACTGACATTTATTGATTTTTTTTTACTTATTTTTTCAATTTATCAACAATCGTATATTATTATGAATTTGTGAAATTATAGTTTTATTTTAACAAAATATTAATAACAATTTGGTAAACATTGACAATTTAATTTATTAACAAATGTAAACATTTTATATGAAATTTATATTTTCTTGTAAGTAAAATAATTTTTTATGTTAAAAAGACACAAATAAATACAAAAATAGAATTCAAAAAAGTGTTCTGAATAACTATTCAGAGACGTATTTTTACGCACTTTTTTCATTTGATCATCCGACTAGCCGTCGGATATAATTTTTTTAAAAGTGACATTTTCACTAAATTTCAATGTAAATTTTTGTATTTTTTCTATCATTCCCAAAAATAAAAATATGTCTGGAGAACTGATTGTATTAAATTTACACAATTAATTATTATTTAAACATGAAATTTATTTAGTTTCGTAAGTAAAATAATTTTTTATGTTAAAAAGACACGTTTTCGATGAAAAATAGAATTCAAAAAATCACTCTGAATAATTATAGAGAGAGCGATTTTTACGTCCTTTTTTCATGTGACTATCCGATTTCTACTCGAGACTATTTTTTGAAAAGTGCTAAAAATGATAAATTTCAATGTAAATTTTTTCTATTTTTTCTATTATTTCCAAAATAAAAATATGTCTAGTATACGAATATAATAAATTTATTACATTTAAATAATATTTGATTGAATATTTTATTAATAATAGAAAAAACAACATGATAATAAAAAATGAAATAAAAAATTAAAATATATTAAAAATGTCTATTTCTTCACTTAACGATAGCAATAAGATTTCATATTATGATTATAAATCCAAAATTTTAACAAGATTAATGAGAATGTCTAGACATCATCCAAGAAAAATAGAATATACATATGAACAATTTAAACAAGATTTTATTGATATTGAAATAGAATGTCAATATAATATTAAATATTTTGAGCGATTATGTTTAGAGGGAGATATTACTGACGTATTAATTTCTCTGTCTGACAAAAAAGATTATGATGAAGATGAACTAATTCAGAATTTATATAAAGATTTCAATCGTTCAGATTTATTGACATATTTAATTCGTGGTAGAAAATATTATGAATTATTACTCGAGAAAAGGTTTATTGAAGCTTATGAATACTTAAGAAAAAATGAAAAATATATACATGATGAAGTTTACGATCATAGTGTACAAAGTGAATATTTTCTTCAATCTATTTTAGATGGTAATATTGAAGCATCTAAAATTATACACGACGATTATTACAATGATAATGATTATTTAAATGATGATGTTTGTGAAAATATAGAACTTATCATTAAAAACTCAAATACATTAGATACAGTTCAATATTTTTATGAAGTATATATTGAAGAGGTTGAATTATCTGATGTTGATGAGATTGACATATCTAGTATTCATAGTGAAAATGAAGATATCTCTGATTGGCTATCAACTCTTTAAACATGTGAAATTTCACATATTTTCATGAATATATCCTTATATTCTTTAATTTAACGACTAAGTTTATCAGTATAAGTTTGTTTTTTCTCTTTCAATAGTTCATTTAATAATATATCAAATTTATCTAATTTTTCATACTCTTCATCTTCATCTTCATCTTCATACTCTTCATACTCTTTATCTGTAGTTGCAAGTAAATTTATTAAAATGACTGGTGTAATATTCATACTTAAAGCATCACTAACCTTATCTTTATATTTAATTAATAGTTCATCAATATCTTCAAAATATACAACTGTAATATCTCTAAACATCTTAAGAGTACAATATCCAAGATATCCAATAAAATCAATTCTACCAGGTCTCAAATAATTCTTGTTTATTTTATCGGGGTTATTTGTATTCATAACAATTATTCTATCAGTGTCATCACCAAAGCTATCTAATAACTTTAGTAAAAATTCTTCATCTGACATTTCACATCTATTCTCGTTTAAATATGTATCTTTTATCTTTTGAGCTTCTTCTATTGATGTTGCATTTGTTAGCATATCCGAATACGTTTTCTTCTTTTGTTCACTTCTACTCAAAATATGATCAACTTCATCAAGTACAATTACATGAGTCTTTCTACAGTTTTCGACAATATCTAAAATTTTATCTCTAGGTGCTGTCAATAATGAGTTTAAAAGAAGAATATGTCTATTTGTTTCATTTGCAATAGCTGTACACGTTGCACTTTTAGCAGTACCAGGTGGTCCATAAAGTGCAATTCCAAGCTTGTTATCAAGTGAAACACCTTCTTTGTACATTGTTCCACTTTTAAATTTTTTTAACCAATGTAGTAACTTTTTCTTTTGATCAAAATGAAGTTTATCAAATGTTTTTCTTTTATTTACTTGTGATCTCTTTAACATACCACCCTTTGATCCAATTTCATAAATATACTTAATTTCAGATGTTATAACTTCATCATCAGGATCAAACTTGTTGATAAAATCAGATAAAACATTTAAATCATTTGAAAATAATCTGTTGTTAACATAAAATATATATTCAAACTTATTATCTCTTACATATCTGAGGATTGGCATTTTAACACCAATATTTTTGTTTGTATTTGAGGGTTTAAGCTTCTTTTGATTGTAAATCAATTCAACATTTTCGTCACACATGAGGACACCATATGTTTGTTCAATCCAGTCAACAATTCTCGTTTGAATTTTATCACAAGTTTTCTTATCTTCAAAATACAAGTTCTCATGTGAAAGAATAAATGAGAAATTATACTTTGATAAAGTATTCATGTCATATTCACTTGGGTCCATATCTTGGGGTCTGAATTGATCAGTTTCTTTATGTTTGTATATTTTATATTTCATAATTATATTGTTAAGAAATTTAGGTAGAATAGATGCAAAAGATGATATAATAATCATAATTATCCCAATTAAACAGGTGTCCAACATACGATCACCAGTGTTTATAAATTTAGTAACATGCATGTTTGCTAAATTTTGAAAGTGAGGCCATAACAATTTGAAAGTGTCCATAGTTTCAGATCAAAAATAAGGTAAATTTTTCACTTTTTAACAAAATATAATATATAGTATTTTTATAATAAAATATGTCTACAATTGATCAAAATGATATTTCATACAACAACACCGAAGATCAAAATATAATAAATAAAAATTTTTTACATAGTATTTCCCATAATAAATCATTAATAATAAAATTTACTACTAAAAAGCAAATATTTGAACAAAATGTTCATGTGAGCGATAATACCGAATCAACAAATATAAATAATGGTGCATTTACTGTTTCCGGTGGTGTTGGAATTTCTGGTGATTTAAATGTTGGTGGTAATTCTAATGTTTCTGGTGATTCTAATGTTACTGGTGATTCTAATGTTTCTGGTGATTCTAATGTTTCTGGTGATTCTAATGTTTCTGGTGATTCTAATGTTTCTGGTGATTCTAATGTTTCTGGTGATTCTAATGTTACTGGTAATTCTAATGTTACTGGTAATTCTAATGTTACTGGTGATTCTAATGTTACTGGTAATTCTAATGTTACTGGTAATTCTAATGTTACTGGTAATTCTAATGTTTCTGGTGATTCTAACGTTTCTGGTAATTTTAAAGTTCTTGGTGATTCTAATGTTTCTGGTGATTCTAACGTTTCTGGTGATTCTAACGTTTCTGGTGATTCTAACGTTTCTGGTAATTTTAAAGTTCTTGGTGACTTTGAATTGAACAGTAATTTTGATGTAGCTGGTAATTTTACTGTGATTTCGGATTCTAATGTTGGTGGAAATTCTAGTGTTGGTGGTGAGCTTAGTGTCAATGGAGATTTTACTATTGATGGTGATTCTAATGTCAATGGTAGTTCTAATATAAGT